GAGCAGATGAGATCCTACCTGAAGTCAAAGAACCCGAAAGCAGCTCAGAGCGTCCTGGATATGATCCCGTTTTACCTCTCCGAAGGGCAGACAGAAGGCGTGCGTGGCGATATCGCCTTTGCGCAGTCCTGCCTGGAAACCGGGAATTTTACCTTTTTCGGTTCGGCAGTAACCCTGGACCAGAACAACTTCTGTGGTATGGGTGTGACAAGCAATGGCCTGAAAGGTAATTCCTTTGACACGCCGCAGCTCGGCATCCGGGCTCAGATCCAGCATCTGAAGGCGTATGCCTGTGAGGATGCTCTGGTAAACGCCTGCATTGACCCGCGTTTCAAATACGTCACGAGAGGATGCGCGGAGTATGTGGAATGGCTGGGCCAGCAGGAAAATCCCCAGGGGAAAGGATGGGCAGCAGGGGCCGGATACGGTGGGAAAATCCTTTCCATCCTGAAGGGCATCTGTGGTACGGCCGGCGGGGCTTCGGAGACGTCTCCCGTCTGGTACCGTGTCCGTAAGACCTGGGCCGATGCAAAATCCCAGAAAGGCGCCTTCCACGAACTCTCCAACGCCAAGGCCTGCGCGGATGAGAACCCGGGGTATTCGGTCTTTGACGAGTCCGGCAGGGCGGTCTATACCGGGAAACAGTCAGCATTCCGGCCGTACTTGGTGAAGGTTTCCATCCCGGACCTCAACATCCGTAAAGGCCCCGGCACGAACTATGCGAAGACCGGGAAATATACGGGGGCCGGTGTGTTCACCATTGTGGAGGAAAGCGCCGGCACCGGTTCCTCAAAAGGCTGGGGAAGGCTGAAGTCCGGCGCAGGCTGGGTCGCGCTGGATTACTGCCAGAAGCTGTGAGCCACGAGACTGCAGATAGACAGAAGGCTTGATCCCTTTCCCCGTTTCTCTATTCACATAAAGGAGCGGGGGATTTTACATAGCAGCACACCATATCCGTCCATGGCGTAGACAAATGAGGGAAAATGCCCGCAGCATATTTGTAGAATACTGGCTGTAAAACGCCTCGATTTTCTACGTTTTATGACGGGTTTCTACCCTTAACATGCCGAATAAACCCTTGATATGTTCAGCTTATAGAGGGAATATACGACTACCCGGAGAGGAGGGAAATCCCCATCAGAATGGGAAATTTGAAGAAAGGAGACGATCATCATGGCAGTGAATGCACAGGATTTTCTGGCAGACATTCAGAAAGCAGCCGGACATAAGTCAAAGCAGAAGCCCCAAAAGAAAGATGTATCGATACCGGATCTACGTATGTTTGGTATTCCGGACGGCCGTTTGCCGGGCAGCCCACCTTCTTACGGAACCCAGGCAGAGGACAAGGCAGCAGGAAAGACAGAAAAGCCTTTTCCATTGCCAAATACCAAAGTTCTCGAAGAGGGTGTCTTGCCTAAAAAAAGCAGGAAACAAAAAGCTGCTTCCGTTGAAGGCTCTTCTGATCACAGCAGCTCCATCAATGCCCTGATTGCTAAAGCGGTCCAGGCAAAAAAAGCCATGGAATCCAAAAGTGACATCGCACAGCGGCTTATCAAAACAGAAACTACAAGTGAGTTTGCCGCCGTATTCCAGCCGGTACAGCAGGATACAGGCCATTACATTTCCATCGCGGAAATGAACCGTACCGTCACAAAGACCGGGCCGCTCCGTGTGGCTGCCTATATCCGGGTTTCCACGGATTCTTCCGACCAGGAAAATTCCTACGAAACCCAGGATCGATATTTTACGGAGCTTTTGACCCGGAACCCGGAATGGATCGGTGCAGGCGTCTATTCGGATTATGGGATTTCCGGCACGAATCAACAGCACCGGACAGGCTACAAACGGCTCCTGCGGCATTGCAGGGAAGAGAAGATCGACCGCATCGTGTGCAAATCCATCTCCCGGTTTGCCAGGAACACCAGTGATTTTATGACTGCACTCAATATCCTCCATGACCATCATGTGACCATCCTGTTTGAAAAGGAAGGGCTGGATACCGCAGACCCTACCAGTGATTTTATTCTCACCACGCTTGCCGCCATTGCACAGGAGGAATCCCGCTCCATCTCATCCAACATCCGCTGGGGAAACAAGAAACGTTATCCCAAGGGTCAGGTAAGGAATTACGACATCTATGGTTATCGCTATGCGGAAGGAAAGAACGCATTTGAGACGATGGAGGATGGGTATGAGATCCGACGCGTGGAGCTTGTAGAGGAGGAAGCAGCTATCGTCCGGCGGATCTTTCAGGAAGTGGAGGACGGGGAGCGGTATTCTGACATCGCTAGACGGCTGAATTATGAACACATCCCGGCGCCTGACCAGGGAAAAGCCAAGCGGAAGATCCGGGGAAGGACTACCGTAAAGGAAGGAATCGAGACCGGGTGGACGTCCGCGATGATCTCCCGGATGATCACCTTGGAACGGTATTGCGGGGACGCACTCCTGCAGAAGACCTATACCCCGGATTTTCTGACCCATAAGAGCAGGAAAAATGAGGGTGAGATGCCGCAGTATCTGGTAAGGGACCATCATCCCGCAATCATTAGCCGGGAGCAGTTTGAGCGGGTGCAGAAGATCCGCCAGGGGAATGCGGCCAGGTATGGCAATGGAGGAAAACGGACGGACCGTCCATTCTCCGGCCGGCTGATCTGCGCGCACTGCGGCAGGGCATATAACATCCGAAATGTCAGCCATTATCCCATCTGGTTCTGTCCGACATCGGCGTTGAATAATGGAAAAGCCGTCTGCCATGCAGAAAAGATCTATGAGGAGCAGGCGGTCCGCATGTTCCGAAAGGCATTCACGGAACGTTTCCGTCTGCTTTCTGAGCCTGTTATGGACGATGTAAAGGTGGCGGACATCATGAGCGGGCGTTATGGGGAAGAGGAAGGCCCCAGGTGCAGCTTTGATCAAAGAGCGGATGGATTCGTAGAGCAGATCCGGCAGCGTCTTGTGAATATCCAGAAGATGGACTTTATGGAACGCGACCGGGAATTTTTAAAGCGCCAGATTGAGGCCCTTAATCTGACAATTTCAGAAGCCGCAGACCGGCGCCGGATCCTTGTCACACAGCGGGATACCATGGAGATCCGAAAGGAATTACTGAACGATGAACTGGTCGATGACAGCACCCTTGCCGCACTGGATACCCACATTGGTGAAGAAGCAGCCCGTATCCAGGAGGCAGAGGAGGAAAAGAGGAGGCTGGGACAGCGGCTTACCCATTTGGAAAGCTATTGGGAGCAGCTGGAGGCCGGCCATGAGGAGAGGGATAAGGCGCTGGAATGGATTAAGACGCTTCCGGAAGGCCGGGAAGGCACCATCGCTTTTCTAAACGGCCTGACCAGCACTTATGTGAAGGCGTTCGCCCTTTCCATCACGGTGCATGACCCCCTCCATTACACGGTTCACTGGTTTGACGATACCTTTACGGATGTGGAGATGTATTCCAATATAGAGGACTATCGATGCACAGCCGTCTATTTTGACGGCCAGCGGATGCGGGAGAAATACAGGAGAAAAGGATGACAGCCATTAAGAGCTGTCCGTTTTTATATGCGGCGGTTTTACACCAAGGCCAGCCATAGTAACAATGGTTCCCATGTGAACCTGCCGCGGAAAGGAGTTTACATGAATCAGACGATGCAAAAGGCAGATCTGTCCTGCCCGCTACCGGCTGCCCGGTCCCGCAGGCCGGAAGTCAATGTGATCCCAGCCACAAAGCGCTCCGTAGAAAGCGGCGGGCAGATCAAGAAGCAGAGATCCCTGCGGGTGGCGGCCTACTGCCGTGTTTCTACCGGAGACGAAAGTCAGCAGACCTCTTATACCACCCAGAGAAAATTTTATACAGAGCTGATTACCAGCAAGCCCGGCTGGACGCTGGCCGGAATCTATGCCGACGAAGCGATCTCAGGCACCTCCAGGGCGAAAAGAAAGCAGTTTAATATCATGATGGAGGACGCCATGAACGGCAGGATTGACTATATCGTGACAAAATCCATCAGCCGGTTTGCCAGGAATACCGTGGATACCTTAAACTGTGTACGTCAGCTCCGCCAGCTCAGCCCGCCGGTAGGCATCTACTTTGAAAAAGAGAACATTGATACCCTGGATGCCACCGGGGAGCTGATCCTGACCATCCTCTCTGCCCTGGCGCAGGATGAGTCAAGATCCATTTCCGATAACATCCGATGGTCGCTCCAGAAGAAATTCCAGAGGGGAGAGGCCATCGTGAACCTGGACCGGTTCCTGGGGTATGACAAAGGCCCAAACGGGGAATGGGTGATCAATCCGGATCAGGCTGAGATTGTACGTTATATTTTTGACCGCTTTGTCTGCGGGGCCAACAGCAACCGGATCGCAAAAGAACTCAATGAGATGGGGAAGAAAACAGTCCGGGGTTGCGTCTGGCGGGCCGATGCGGTCCTGCGCATCCTGCGGAACGAAAAGTATGTGGGAGACTGTGAAAGCCAGAAGACAATCACAAAGAATTTCCTGACCCATGAGTCCACGAAGAATAACGGGGAAGCACCCCGATATTATGTAGAAAACCACCATGTGGGGATCATAGAGCGGCTGACCTGGGATAAGGTTCAGGCTATGCTTCATGAGAGCGGGACACAATCGGCAAAAAAGGAGGACAAACCGAAAAAACGCAGGGGAGCCACGGCCTCGCCTTTCTCAAACCTTACCTGCGGGAGCCTGCTTGACGGCAAGCCCTGCGGGGCAAGACTGGTACGGATGTGCTACAACAATGTCGTTACTGGCTACAAAGACCATCGGTGCGTTGAAGCTGAGGGTCTGGAACCGGCAGATTATAAAGAGCATTATTATTATTCCTACCCGGTGTGGCGATGTTCCAGAAATGCAAAAGGCGTTTATGCCAGGGCGGATGATCCGCTGGTAAAGGAGATGGATGGAAGCTGCTCATCCGGATCCACCCACGAGTGTGCCCTGGAGCAGAGCTTTATGGAGATGCTTTACCGTGTCAAACGGGATTACGAGAGCAATGGGGAAAACAGTGAGATCGCAGCCCGCTTCCGGGAGGCCTGTGAGCGGGTGGACCGTCAGACCGGAAAGAACAGCTTCTGCCGGGAACGGCTGGAAACCTTGGAGATGCAGATCAAGGAGCTGGAAGAGAATCTGAATCAAACTTTGGGGAAACAGGTGGAAGCCCTGCGCCATGCGGCACTTAAGAAGGACGAACTCCTGCGCCAGAGTTATGAGGATGGGGCCATCGCCTTTGATGACATCGAAGTGGACCTGGTCAATGGCAGGACTTCCACAAACCTTGGGAGCAGCTGGGGCGCGGGGATGGCGATGGGTCTGACGGCGGGTATTTCCGGCACAGGAGAAGAAGGATCCGAAGCTACTATCTACGCAAGCCTCGCCGCCGACCTCCGGACCCGGCTGGATGAACTGAAAAAGGAACGGGACATCCTAGAATCCGAGCAGGGCGCTACATCCGCCATGCGGAGAAATTATGAATTTTTCCTCCGCTGCCTGACGGAGCTTCCGGAGAAAAATGACGCCGGGATGAAGATGAACGTGAACGGCCTGGATGTGGAAGGCAGTATGTTCCGGGATATGGATGGCAAAGCAAAGCCAGGTATCCGCAGCGGGGTGAAAAGCGGCCACATCCGGGTTACGGAAGAAAAGATCGCGGTTCTGCCGGATTACCTGCGGTTTGAAAAGGGCATTTACATCGCATTCATAAAAAGCGGCGAGGTGGATGGGGATACGGTGACATACACCACAAACTTCGGAGTGCAGCTTAAAAGCACCGGCAACAGCCGGAACTTAAGCAGCTTCCTGGGCTTTCGGCGGGCAAATGATGACGGAACCATCGAGCTTCTAGACGAGAAATGGAAAGTAAGGGGAAAGGGGGTGTGTTACAGCCGCAGAAAGGTTGGGGAGAAGAGGAAAATGTTAGGCAGGAAAACCGAATAAGATCATTCATGAGACGGCCCCACTGAGCAGGGACATTGGATTGTTAAGAAAAACAGTCTGATTGACTGGCTTGGTGGGGCTTATTTTTGTTTTTGCCGGGAAGATGCGGATGATAGAAAAATACCGCCAGCTTGCTGCTTACCAAAGAGGGATGCTTAAGGAAAGCGGCTTGCTGACGGTATTACGGAGTTTCGGGATCCGTTTCCTGTGCTGGCTCATCCATAAAACGGACGACATCGTTGGGCGTGCAGCCCAGGATCCGGCACAGGCTTTCCAGTGTGGCCAGAGTGATATTTTTATTTTTCCGCAGGCTGTCCAGCGTTTTATTATCGATCCCGCTTTTGATCAGCTGGTACTGCGTGATGTTCTTTTCTTTCATAGTCACCCATAGCGGGCTAAAATCGATCATTCCGGTCACCTCCTATCTATCACATGGCTGATAACGCCCACGTTTGATTAACAGTGGCAATCTGTATGGATACAAAATCTTGCCTTTGGGTTTCATTATAGGGTGCCCGGAATCGAAAGAATATTGTGGAGATATTCACTATATGGTATATTGGCAGGAGGAAGGAACAGGAGGGATTACGATGCGGATCGAGAAAAAATACCACACACAGGCGGCAAAAGAATGGGATGAACTGGTGCGGGAGGAAGAAAAAAGGAGAGCG